CGACTTTCAGCGCCAGCGCAGATGAACCAAGTGGCGTACTGCACCCCATTCAAATACCGCCCTTGAAAGGTCGAGCCTTTGACCGAACGATTGGCCTGATGAAACCATTGCGAGCCGGGGTTATGGTTGATGGGCAATGGCATTGGCAATGACCCACGAAGGAACCAGTCGAACTCATGTATATTTGATTACCGCGTGGCGGATTGAGAACGAGGAACGGTGTGGTAGCGTGGTGGCAAGAGATCGCGGGCGATGACCGCGCCTGCCGCCGTCCGGTGACTCCCCACCAGTCGATGGTGAAGGTTCGCCAGCGCCAAAACTCCCAATCGGCGTGATTGGGGAAATGTGCAGTAGCCGATTTGTTTCGAGTTGTGCAAAAAGAAAAGAAGGACACACCAAACTTAAAGAGCGCCGTTGGACAGGCCGCTCAGCGCCAGCGGTTGGTGCCGTTGCTTTTGCCGACAACGAGCTGTCCGTAATTGTCCGTCGAGCGCGTTCGCCCCGTCGAAGTGCAGCAAGAAGTTTGGTGAATGAAAGCATCATTTGCCGCCTGGATCGCTGGCAGGGTCCCGCCGGGGGATAGGCCGCGACGAGGCGGGGTTGAAGGCCCCAGAGAAAATCTGGCCTACACCCGTGCTGACGCGAAAATTTCCGTCCGAAGCCGCCGTTCAAGAACAAGACCGAGGTCGCCAAGCCTTCCGAGCGTCAGCAGGTTTGTGTTCGACACAAGCGAGGCCCCGCTGAGATTGACCCCTGCGAGGGCCAAGAAAACACCGTCGATAAATATATTAGCATTAAACGTGCCAAAACGCTGAAAGGGCGTAGTGGTGAAAGTTTGTATCGTTGACAACAGCGGAGCTGATCTGGACGCTAGTGAAACGCCCCGTCGCTTGGGGCGTCCAGTAGCAATGCTACGGTCTTGTCGCGTTGACGTAAAGACCGAAGCCGTTGTTTGAGCGATGCGTTTGTTCTTGACGAAGAGATGCGTACTGCGTACTGAGGTTCGCGACACGCGGCCACCGGTCAAATCGTGAAAAACTCCTGTGCCAGAAGTCGTAGTCGGCGTGGTCCGGGTAGGTGATGTTAACGACGAGCCGCTGAAAAGACCGGCGCATGCACCAAACTTGCTTGGCCCGCCCGTGGACTGTCGCGCCTGTTACCGCAAGCGGGACCCTTCTTCCAGTAGGAGGCCGTCGATGAAGACGTGGAACCCATTCGGTTCCATCCAAATGCAGCAACAGCTTTTGTGAAATGATCGGGGGTCAGGGCCGTAAGGTCGGGGACGGAGGTGCAACAATTTGACGTCCACCACGCGCAACTTTTGAAATGAGCGAAACTCGTCGGATGTTTTCCATTGCCATTCAATTTCCAAGCTGCTCACTCACCCGGCGACCGATGCCAAGCAAATTCTGGCTGTTGTAAAGAGCGCCTGCATAGGTCTGGTTGCCGGCCGTCCTGTACACCATCCACAAACATTCTGACCGTGCTGCCCAAGCGGGTGACCGCAATGTGATGCCAGTTTGCTGTCTGGCACTGTGATCGTGCCAGTCAGAACGACGACGTTGTTGTGCCGTCCGCTGTGCAAATGAAACGGAAAGCGTTGGTGGTTATCGCGCATCAACACCCACTGATTGGACGCCAACACTGTTGGATTGTCCGCCGAATGTAGCGGCGCACACCTTGCGAGCCGGTGTGTCGCGTCCAGCAGTCAATGGTGAAGTTGCCTGAGCCAAAATAGTAATCAGCATTGGCCGCATATGTCAGACAGTCATCCGTACCATCGAACAGTGCGACGCGCCGCCAAACTTGGATTGCGCGGTCGACACCACCGTTCCACCAAAGACGAAGCATCACCACGGGCATTCACGGAGAATAGTCCTTGAAGACGACGCTGTTGTTCGCGCCATCGAAATGCAGCAAAAGGATCGTATCGCTGTCGTTGCCAGCAATGTCTGCGCCGCCAAACAATGTTGGTGTGATCCCGGCAGCATCAGGCAAAGCCCGCGCTGAAGGTGCAGTAGATGTTGCTGGCGTCGATGACAACGTAGGAAATTACGTCAATCTGGCCGACGACACTTGTTGGCTTCACGCCGCGGGAAATTTGTATGCCGAGCCGTAGATCGTAACTGTACCGGCGCTGTTGATTAGCCTGATGACACCAGCTTGCCCCACCTTTGCATTTGTCGGGTTGGCGAGAGTGCGACCAGCCGCCGCCATGTTCAGGCCGAAATTTATACCGAGTGAAAAATTAGGCGTGACTGTCGCTCCGTCGGTGAGAGCAACTTCTCCCGCAGCCGCCCACGTTGCGGCACCTGTGAGCATCTTGGTCGGCGCGGAGTGGCGATGTATTCGGCAGCGGTGGCGGCGACAGGTGGGGCTGGCACCGCAGCGATTGCTGCATCGACATAGTCTTTGCGAACGGCATTGGCGGCAGCAGGTGCAGTCGGTAATGACAGATGACCCGTCATCATGTCGCCGCCACGTTGGACGGCGGCTACAATGCGGGCGTCGTCACCAGCCGAAACCGTATTTGCCGCTGTCCCGACGTTCTTGGTCGCTGCATTGCCAAGACCGAGATTGGTGCGTGACTGCGAAACGCTCGCTACGTCGCTCAGATTGTTGGCCCGAGCATGTCGCCCGTGCCAGCCCCCGGCGCACCCGGCTGTCCTTTTTGCGCCAGCAGGTCCCAGTCGGTGGGGTTGGTTGCCGGGTCTTTATTGACGTTAGTGGTCTTTGAAATCCACGAAGACCCGCCCGACTGCACGGCATCATTGGGCTGGTAGGTCGTCGACCCCATCCAGTTGCCCTTCCAGTCGACCTCTGCAACCTGCGCCGCAGCCGCTGCCGCTTCCGCCGCAGCCTGCGCTGCCGCAGCTCCCGCCTCTGAGGAATCTGCATCCAACGCCGAAGCAACCGCCGCAGCTGCAGCCGCAGCCGCGCTCGAAGCTGACCCAGCCGCCGCAGATGCGCTGTTGGCAGCAGCCACAGCTGAACCGCTGGCCGCATTAACCGCGTTTTCCGCCGCGTCCGCCGATGCAGCGGCCTCTGTCGCCGCCTGCTGTGCGTCCTCGACCAGCCCAACCAGCGTGTCGGCGTCAGGAACTTGGTCTTCGGCGCGTAGTCCGGCGCACGGACGGCGCGGTCGATGCGGTCTGACAGCCGCTGGCAAATCTTGGTCAGCCGGTCGAGCGCCTGCTCGTGGCTGTCCGCAGGGAAATCGTCCGCATTGACGTAGTGCGTCGTTTGCACAATGTCTGGATCGTTGATGATGATGAGCGTCGTGCCACTCGGGGAGCAACCGTCATGGTGACGTTGCCGCCGGAAGGATTCATCGCCCCGGTCACGGTGTAGTCGACGCCAAGAATTTGATGGATGCCGACGCCGGTCATGTCCGTAAAGAGCCACAGGTCCAGATCGTCGTTCTGGAAGAACTGGTACGGATAGGAAAAGACCTTCGTGGTGCCGTTGCCTGCGTACTCGACGCGGGTTTCTGCCGCTGTGACCGTCATTGTATAGCCCCCTCTGCGGGTAGCGGAATGGACGTCGGCTTCGCCCGCCTGATTGGTAGACCGCTCGAATCAACGGCGCTTCGGCCTGCCTTTCTACCACCACCCTCGTAGCCTTGCAGCGAAGCTTGAACGCCGATGACCTTGAGCTGCGATGCCAGTATGGCCGGGTTCTGCCCGGTCCCGCCTGCACAAGCTTTTGCGCCTGCGGCCAGTATTTCTGGATGGTCTCTATCGGCATGACCTTGCTCTGCGACAGACGCGCACTCAGCTCGCGGCCAACCTCCGGAGAAATCTCGTTGATGGTCTTGAGGTAGGGCTGGGCATTGACGATAGGGAGATGCTTGTAGCCGGGAACGCCCTGCACAATCAGACCATTGCGGACTTCGGTCGCCTGATACTCGTTGATCGTTCGTACCAGAACGTCGACCTTCCCCGGCTCCAGCTTGATGCGCGGCCCCATCGGTCCGCCGGTCAGCGTTGCCATGCCTCCCTCACTCTGAAGGCCGTCTTTTAAGGACCGCACCACTGACGCCAGTGCAGAAGAGCGGTCGAGCGGATGCAGCGTGTTTATCAGCGGACCGGCCTTGGCGTTATGGATGCGAATGTAGTCCCGCTGGCTCTGGTCGTAGCCGTTGAACAGGGTCGTTGCCGCAGCAATGTCGCCATCCTTGATCTTCTTCTCGAACGATGCGCGGGCAATCTGCAAGCGACCATCGTTCTGGCCAATCTGGTTGTAGAGGTCGCTCATTGGCTCACCGACAGCCATGCGGTCCCTGATAAATGCGCGAAGCCCGGGCACGTCGGAAATCTTGACCGGGTCTCCGGTCGCCAGCGCCTTCACCCAGTTGCCAAATCCGCCCAGCTCGCGCGGCATGTCGCCAAAGACGCCCTGCATCAGATATTGCGCCTGCATTGGAGACCACGGCGCGGCGAGCACAGCGCCGACGATGCCGAGATTGTCGCGCAGCAGCTTCTGGACGTCGTGCGAATCGTAGCCGACAGCGGACGACGCCGCGTTGAGGCCCCGCGCCACCCAACTGTAGAACTTGTTGGTGTATTCGCTGGCCTGCAAATGCGGCGCAACATTCTGATATGCCTTCGAGACGACCGGCTTGTCGAAGAAAGTATCGTAGTTCGACAAAAGACCGGCTCCGGCTTTCAGCCCGGGCACCTCGAACGGATTGGGAATCGAATAAGTGTAGAAGATCGACTTGGCGAACTTCGCCATCGCGTTCGGGTCACCAGACTGAATAAACTGGGTCGCCCGCTCCGCAAGATTGAAGATCGTCCCCGGCTCCCACGGCTTCGGGATAAAGAGAAATGCGCCCTGCATCCCCTCCGGCAGCTTGACCTTCTTGCCGTTGACGGTGTCGTACTCGCCAGCGCCGATGAATGGCAGACGAACGACCCAGTATTGCGAGCGCGTCTGCACGGACAGCCTTTGATAGACGGGGTCGTCATGGTTCCAAACCTCAAGAGCAGCCGATGCGGCAGCGAGCATTGCCACGCGCGGCACAAGCTTCATGCGGGCCAGAGACTTTGCCTCCTGCTCTTGCAGCGTTACTGCCTCGCGCGTGAGAACGTCACCGACGACACGATGAAACTTGTCGATGCCTTGGATGCTGGCATTGAGGAACGGAATGGCCCGCGAGTACGCCTCCATCTTCGAGCCGAAGCGTCCGTAGTCCACGAAATCGCGAGCCTTCATGGCAGCGTCGAACATGGCGTAGCGATGCGATCTGCCCATCTCGATGTTGTGGTCGTAGACCGCACGGAAAAGACCGGTTCGCCCGAAGGTCTCGGTCGTCTCCATGATCTTGATGACTTTCTTGAAGCTGTCGAAGTAGAGACCTTTGTGCTGTTCCAGACCGGCGGTCTCCAGTTCGTCTGCCAACGTCGAACGGCGCTCCGCCTCTGCCGCGATCCGCGCCCGCTGCGCCTGATAGGGAGAAGTCCCGCCAAGCTTCAGCTTTTTCTCCATTTCCAGCAGGCCCTTCTGACCACGCTGCAAGCCTGCGGTGCCGACACCACCGCCGATGCCCTCGGTGGAGGTGTGCATTTTGTAGAAATCGTCGTTGGCAAAGAACGACTTGGCCCCGCGCGTGATGTTCCTGAAAAACAGCGGGAAGCCTTTGACGGTGCCCACCTCTGGATGAGCAGCCATTGCATGAAGCTGTCTTTTACGAGGTTCTTCAGGCCATAGGTCAGGGTCGTTGTCGCTCCGGCCCGCAGCGTTGCGGAGCCTACGCTCATGACGTCGACCAGCAGACCCGCCGCCTGCGCTGAAATCTGTGACCCCTTCGGTCCAAGCATGTCCATCGTGTTGACGAGCTGCCTGCCAAAGTCGCCATCGGCAAACTGCATGGCCCAGCGTTCGCCCTTGTCCCACCCGAAGATGATCGGCCTGCCTCCGGCCTTGATCGGCTCCTTCGAGTAGAACTTGACCCGCATTTCGTCTTCGCCCAGCTCCCGTATCGCCCGCGATGCAAACATGCGGGCATCTTCCGTGGTGTACCCGGCCTTTTTTGCCGCCTTGAACATCGTGTCTTTTACGTCGATGTCCATTGCGCGGATTCGCTCGTTCGGAATTTCCTCACCGATGGCAGCAGCCGCTTCACGCGGAAGCCGACGCAACAGATCGCGATAGGACAGCTTCGTCATGTTCTCGACGGCCTGATCGTTCGCGTGTGCGACGTTCTGGAAGATGCTTTCGAGCACATTCTTGACGTCACGGTCGGAGCCAACGCGGGCATGACGCCCGAGTGACTCCAGACCCGGGATCACGTCCTTCGTGCCCGTGCCTACCAGCTCGTTCGCCATGCCGGTCATGTCGCGCAACAGCGGGACGTACTCCCAGTTTCTGGGATGCAGCAGCTCGTTCGCCTCGTCGATATTTCGCAGCCCAGTCTTCACCTCCATCCGCACGACGTCTTTTTGGAAGGCGTAGATAAGCTCCGCATTGGCCCGCCAGTGCGGATAAAGCTGCTCAAACTCCCTGATCGCAACCTCGGCATCGCCCTTGGTTGCCGACGTCGGCATCCGAGACGCCATTGCCCGCTCGCCACGCTCCATCTGCGTGTGCAGCGCGTAGACCCAGCGGGCAATCATGTACGCACTGATCTGATCGCGGCGCTGATTGACGATGGCTGGGTCTTTTGGCTCCAGCTTGGTAATCGGGTCGGCAAGCATTTCGTTGATGGGCTGTGCAATCCCGGGACCCATGCGATCCATCGTCTCAAAGTCCATGACGCCGTACTGAATGTCGTCGACCGTCTTGTTGAAGCCGCCGCGACCGTAGATACGCGCCCACACGCGCGGGTCTTCGTACGGCGCAAGGTCCATCAGCTTTTCGTAGACGTCAAAATACTGCCTGCCAGCAACTTTGACGGCGTTGTCGAGCGGCCTGTCTCTGGCGACGATCTGCCGATACATGCCGTCCCACCACCGACCGATGGCCCCGCGCTGAAGCGGGTCGTTGTCGATCACCCTCGGAATGGCAAACTCTGACTTCGTCATCGCTGTCATGCTTTGCATCGACGGCGCTGCGTTGAACTTCTCGTATGCCTGCTGGAGACGGTTGAGCTGCGCCAGCATCTCGGGATTTTCGCGCTGCATCAGGTCGACAAACTGGCGCGTGAAATTGGGGTCGGTCTGCTCCAGAAAATTCCTGTTGGTGACATATCCGGCCATGAACTCGCCAAAGCCCTCACGACGGAGCTGGGCAGGGTCCATGCCGTCGCCAGCCTCACCGGCAAAAGCCCTCATGCTTTGCTCGTTTGCGTCGATCAAATTCTTCAGCGGACGTCCGACCGTGTTCTCGACGTCGTGACCCATCTCGTGCGCCAGATCGGCAACGCCAGCGGGGCCTGTCTCCTTCAGGCGGATGATCGCGGTCCCGTAGTCGTACTGGCCAACCGTGCCCTGTCCTTTAAGGCCACCTTTGCGGACGGTGAGTTGCAGGTTGTTGACCGTCCGGGTCATCGCATCTTGGATGCTTTCGAGCGGCGTGAACGGCGCATGTACGTTGGCGCTCGCGATGCCAGCCTCCGGTCGCTGCGATCCGGGCGGGGCAGAGACGCCCTGCCCTCGCATCTTTCTCAGCCTTGCTGCGACGACGTCCTCGCCCGACGGAGCAAGCCCTCGGCCAGCAGCCGATGGTTCTCCGCCAGATGCCCGTACTCCGCCGGGTCCCAGCTCTCCAGCAGGTCCGCCCTTTGGAGGAGCTGGGCCGGTGTCAAAAGGAATGTCGACGTTGTCGGGGAAGCGGTCTTTTCCGGCATGTCCTCTGCCATGTTCTCCTGACCTTCCTACTGCGTCGGCTACCGCGTCCGCAGCGTCTCTGTCTGCCGTTGTGTAAACGTCACGAATTGCCTCGTCACGAATTGCATTGCGTTCATTCTTTGCCTTCCGACTTTTGGTCTGGTCGGGATGAAGATTGAACTCGCGCAACGCAATGTCGACCTCGTCCGACGCCCGAATCATGCTGGCGTCAGGCACTTTGACTCTGTCCAGCTCACCCGGATGATAATGCTTGGCAGCGCCAGTCGATTCGTCGCGCAGGATTTTGTAAACGTCATCAAGCGACGAGCCTGCGGGCAGTCTTTTTTGCTGGACTGCTGCCTCAAGCACCCTCTCCGCCGTCATGGCCTTCTTGCCCTTCGGGCGGACCAGCTTCTTCGGCAGGTCCATGTCTTTTATTTCAGGCTCGGCCCCCTTGAGACCGCCCATCGACTGGACCCATTCCGAGAACGTCTGCGGCGGCTTCTCCTTTGCCTTTGTTGCAGCGAGCCTGTCGAGAATATCGGTCTGCTTGCTGGTCTCGCCAAAAAGACCGCCAGCTTGCTTCTGCTCCGCTCCGGCTTGCATCGGGCGATCTGCGGCGCGTTGCGCCTGCTCACCCATGCCGATGCGCTCGGCTCCGGGGATGACGCCCTGCTCGCCAGCCGGGGTAGCCTCTGTCCTGCCAAGTTCTGCAAACGGATCGACTGCCGCTTCTTCCGTAGGCTTCGGCAGCGGCCTTCTGCTTTCCGCAAGTTGCGACGGCAAAATGACGCGGTCGCCCTCATGCACCATACTGAGAGCGATGTGGTTCGGCACGTCGATGTATTCGTTGGCGTTCTCGAACGGCTGCAACGTAAATGAAATGTGTCGAGACTGCGCGTCGGCGGCTCCCTGCGACCGATAAAGACGGGTCATGCCAGCAGCAGGCTCCGGCAGAACCCCGGATGACGTCGGTGCCGTTATGTCGACGGCGCGGGGCGGACTACCTCCCGGCTCAAATATGTCTCCCGCAACCCTGTCCGGAACCGGCGGGACGTGCGGTGTCATCTCAGGCGTGACCTGCGGCCCGGAAAGGTCGACCCCCTTTTTGCGCGTCAGGTCCTGAATGATGTTCTTGTAGCGCAGGATTTGATTGTCTTTTGCGAACGCTGGCAACGTCCCGAAGATGAAACCGGTGGGGATGGCAAGGCTGGTCTGTATCGGGTCGTACTCTTTTCTCAGCTCCGCCTTGATCTGCGCGGCTTGCGCGACCACGTCAGCGCCGCCCTGTACCGCCGCCTGCCCAACTCCATAGCCAATGATGGTGGAAAGCAGAGGATGCGTTGCCCGCCATGCGACGCTGCCAATCTTGAAGAACGGATTGACGAAATTTTCCGGCGTCAGAACCTGACCGCCGACCTGACCAAAGGCAGCAGCGCCAAACTCACCGACGTTGCTGAACCCCGGCATGTTTTTATAGGCGAGAATCGCCGCCTTGGTATTTGCAAGCTCGTCCTTTGCTGTGTCCTGAAAGGCCTCCCGGCGAGAACTTGAACTCGTCGAGCGCAATGGCCGGGACAACGCCTTCCGACCCGGGCACGGAATATGGGCCGGTTGGTGCAGCCCCTGCCTCATCGCGTTTCGGCTGGTCAGCCAGTAGCTTATTGAGAAGGGCACCGCTTGCACCAGCGATTGTGTCGAGATGCGACTGCTCGTAATTCAGCTTGCGGCGCGTCTCCAGCTCCTGCGCTGGCGTGAGCGGTTGGAATGGATTGATCTTGTCGATCTTCCTCGGCTGGAGACCGACCTTGTCCTGCGTCGTTTCAGTGAAATCGCCGGGGGCATCCGGAAGCGTGATGGCCGGAGTGACGCCCTCAGACCCGGGGACCAAATATGGGTCTTCGGCCATTTAGAACTCCTGCGGGTCAGGCACCGACGTATCAGTCGCTGTCTGGTCTTCGGTGTCCGGCGTCGGCAGCGGGAAAGCAAAGTTCGGCGGCTGCTCGGTGGCGACAACCGGCGGCTGATTGGCCGCAGCGGAGGATGACAGTTCGCTCCCCTGACTGATGAAGTGCTCGGCGGCTCCTTGTCCGTAAGCCTGATTGAAGAAGTCCTTGACCTCTTGGCTGTCTTTGTTGGCGAGCAGCGTCTTGATGTAGTCCGCCGGGATGACGTCCCTGCCAGCGACAAACGACCCTTCCCGCCCGCCATAACTTTCGGCAGCGGTATCGAACGACGGGGGACCTTCTGTCAAAGGATCGTGATAGCTCACGCCCCCCGCGTATGGCGGAGCCACGCCTGCCGTCGCGCCTGCGGGCGACTTTTTTGCTTCGTCCGGAATAAGGTTTGACGTCGACTGATCTTGCAGCAGACCATCCTTCGCGGCTTGTAGCTGCGTGGCGGCGATCTGCCGCGTCTCCTTGTTGATATTCTTTTCCTTCAGAACGGTCTCCATCGCCTTCGTCGCCAGCTCCGGATTGTTGCCGGTCAGCTTCATGATATTGCGGGCAACCTGCGTGGCGGCAATCGAGTGCGTTGTGTCCGGGTCGGTGAGCGCCGAGAGCGGCGCGGCGAGTGTCCTCGCCTCGTCTTTTGTGATCGGCGTCTGGATTGACGCTGGTATGCCGAGAAATAGCTGCGCCTTCATGCGGGCCGTGACCAGCTCCTGTGCCTTCTCGGCGTTGTTCGGGTCCGCGTACGAGGCATCCTTTGCCGCCTTCACGTCTGGGAATTTGTCCGCCGCCGCAGACGGATCAATGTTGCGGCTCTTGTAGATTTCCAGCGCCGTCTTTGTGGCGGCGACATACAGCTTCTGGTCTTTATCGTATGTTGCAGTCCCCGGCTGCGGCTTCAGCGAATCTAGCCGCTCATTGATTGACTCCGACGACATGAGATTGAAGTTGTTGGTCGCCTCATAGTATTTCTGCGAACTCTCCCGCCCCTCCTGCCACGTCAGCGCGGTGCCGGTGCCAAGCCGGTTTGAGACAAAGTCGAACGACAGCTTGTCGGTCTTGAAATAGTCCTGCATGTCCTTCGACAGCTTCACGCCCTGACCGGTTGCGGCCATGCCCTTGATGTCGCTATCGAGCGTAAGTTTCAGCTTGCGATCAAACTCCGCCTTCACGGCGGCACCCTTCATGGCGCTGCCATCGAGCAGCGCATTATTTCGGTCGGCATCCATCCGCCAGCGCGACATGCTTGCCGGAGCTGCCGGTCTGTTGCTGCCGTCGTCTCCAGTAAGAACAGGAGGCTTCGCGCCGGAGCGCACGAGCTGCACCAAGTCCATGCCCTCGCCCTTGTCGCGCGAGCCGCCCTGAATTTCTCCGTGCCCGACGACGTTCTCGTTCGGGATTTGGTATTTGTCTTGCAGGCCAGCAACCAGCGCATGTGACGATGCAAGCTGCTCCGGCGTAGGCTTTCCCGTTCCGACATAGGCAACGCCGATGGCATTGTTGTTGCTGATGTCCGGTCGAGCCGTGCGCGTGGATTCCCCGGGTGAGCGCACATGATTGGTGCGGGCATCGAGCGGAGCGCCCTGATACACCGTGCCATCCTTGTCGATGTAGAAGTGATAGCCGAAGGATTTGCCGCCGCGCGACGGGTCGCCCTTCTGGGTCTCCAGTGCGCTTTGCAAGGTCTCACCGCCGGTATTGTGCGACACGATAGCCTTGAACGGTTCCGCCGCCGCTGTGGCCGACCGTCCGAATTGCTGACCGGGCGCATAGGCAACCTGTGTCCGCAGACCGGCTACCGAGAAATTCTGTGAAGGCTGCGGCGGTCCGCCTGCATCGACGCCGCCGATGATGGAGCGCGGTTGCTGATTCTGGTCTGTGTCGATGACGCGACCAGACGCATCCGCCGTGATGACCTGCCGCTCTCCCGGGCGCGGAGCAACCCGCACGTTCGTAACCGCTTCGTCGATGGAGCCACCGGTAAAGCGTGTCCCCTGAATAGCCACCATCTCTCCGGAGGTGACCTTGGTGACGTCGCCGCCATAAAGACGGTTCAGCACGTCCTTCGGAATGTTGCCCTCGACCGCCTTCTTTGCCCAGTCTTCGCCCTTGTCCTGACCCTCTTTGGTCGCCAGCAGCGTCTTGTATGCGGGCTGATCCGGGTTCTGAAGATGAGCTGCGGCACCAGCAACGCCCTGCTGATGCGACAGGTACAGCTCCTTGTCGGTCGGCGGTCGGCCCAGCTCCTTTTCCAGTTGCGGCGCATTGCGCTGCAAGATTGAGACGTATGCCCTTGTATTTGCTACAGGATCGTTGATGGCTGCATTATCGCCGTGCATCCCCATCTCGGCTGTCGTGAGCTGAAAAAGACCGTGATGGTTGCCGCTCTTGGCGTTGGGATTGCCGCTGCTCTCGATTGAGGCGGCGACCTTGAGCACGTTCGGGTCCATGCCGGACTCTTGAGCGACCCGCTCGATTGCCGCCTTGATTTCCGGCTTGGCGTCTATCTCTGCGATGCGCTTCTGATTGACGGCGGCATCGTCCGTTGACTGCTTGCCGGGGGCTGCCGGTGTTGACTCTGCTCCCGGCAACTTGCGGACGCCCGGGACTGCATTGTTCTGAAACTGGACGGGGCCTTCATCCTCGCGGTCCTTTGAAAACTGCTTATTGAACTCCTTGCCTTCATCGGTCCGCCCCTGCGCGGCGAATCCCTTGGTTGCCGCATTGGCGATGCCACTCATGTAGCCATCGCGCATACTGCGTCTTTGAGCGGCGGTGATGGTGCCCAGCTTGTCGAGCGAGGCTATTTCAGCATCGACCTGCTTTACCGCAGCGTGACCGCTGTCGGGATTTGCTTGGACCTGCTTGTAGATTTCACCAACGCGCCTATCAAGCTCAGTCGTCACGGCATGATTTGTGGTCTTGCTTTCAACAGTTGCCGCGCCGACTGACGTTTGCGCCGCGATGCCATCGCCTTTAACCACGGCCTCTTTCTGCTGTGACTGCGGCGCATTGGACTTAAATTCGATTACCGCGTCGTTGACGCGGCTCATGATGCGATTGTGCAGCGTCCCCGGCCTATCCTTCAGCGGGTCAAATCTCAAAGTCTCTTCAGTGACGATCTGCTTGATGGTCTCGTGAAGCAGGCCCTCCTGCTGATGCAGTTGCATCCTGTCGAATTGATTCTGCTTCTCCTGCCAGTGTGAACCCAAGCGCAGCATGGCATCGCCAACGTGCTGCAACGACCTGCCGATTTCGGTGTTGGCCGTGAAGCGCGGCATCGTCTGTGCCGCAGCATCGAGCTGGACGTGACGCTCGTAGACTGGATGCGGACTGCCATGTGTCAGCCCTAAGTATCCACGCTGGTAGAACCGCCGAAGTTGAAACCCCCACCACCGCCGGGGCCGAAAGCTCCGCCTACTCCCTTTATGAGAGGCGCGATAGCGCCGATGGCTCGGCTCTCTCAGCGCCTGACGCTTTCACGTCGAGCGCCCGCGCCTGCATGTCGAAGTTCTGCGCTTTTATTTCCCGTTGTAGCGGATGGCCTGCACGTCGAGGTCGGACTGCAAGGTGCTGTCGTCGATGACGTCCATCGGGGTGCCATAGAGCGAGACCCCAGCCGCAAGATACGACGACCGCTGCTGCGATATAAGCTTGATGGCCTTGTGCTCTTGCTGGCGGGCGTTGTAGTCGGCCTGCTGTCTTTCAAGCTCGGCCTGTCTTCGATAGGCGTCTGCCTGCGCCCGCGAGGCTTGCGCCTGCGCCTGCCCTGCCGCGATGCTGCCAGCGGCTGAAGCGACTGCTCCAATGATGCCGACGACAACTCCCAAGGCCATGACGCACAAAAGACAGTCTCCTATTCCGGATCAAAGACCGTGTGACTGATCTGATCGTAGCAGGCAGGGGCTTATCGGTTTGAAGAACGATCTGCCCTTGGTCCCGCCATGAGCGGTCGAATCGGTAGGCGAAGATACCATCGTGCAGCGGCGGCGATGTATCCATCTCGTCGCAACACCCCGAAGGCCAACCTTTACTGAAGTTCGCGGGCAGAGGGAGAGCCGACTTCGAGGTACCCCGTCTCCATCACGTCGATATTTGCCGAGACAATGTTTTTGCGTCGACCCAGCCGGTGCCGTCCTGCTGGCCTTGTGCCATCCGCAGGGTCTTTGCCCGCGAAACATAATTGAGACCGGAGGTGATTTTGTCAGCCGACTTGCCTTCAGGCAGGGTGACCACCCCGGTCGGGCTGACCACGACTTCCGGCAGAACAGCGCCGTCCGCAAGAAGGCCGACAGTCTCGTTTCTCAGCCAGTTCACCCGGAAACCGTGGCGTACGGACCACCGTCAATGGTGAAGCTGGAATCAAGGAAGACCGCGTCTTCCTTTGGCATCCCCTCAAACGTGATGGTCAGGCGCTCGATGTAGCGCCAGTCGACACTGTTGATGGTCCGCCGCACCGAAATCCAGACCTCGGTACGATCAAGGCCCGGGATAGTGGCAACGCTCTCAACGATGCCCCACGGCGTATCGGGGGAAATCTCCTCCGGGTTGTCCGGATTTGGAACGCTGGGAACACCGACGACCTTGCCTGCAATGCGGTGTCGCTGGCAGGCCACGATCTGCTGGTCGCGATCATAGGTGATGCCGACCAGCTCGCCGTTGCCCATCGCGTTCCAGATGATGCCGTCCTTGTCCTGCGCGTAAGCCATCTGCTTGATACCGGTCCGCAGCATGTGCTCGGACAGAATCGTAAGCTCCGGCGAGACATAGCCGTTGACCTGAAAGTTGAACAGAAACTCCCGCAAAGACAGCCCGTAATAGCTCGGGTAGATCGCCACTTCCGCGACCTGCACCGGCTGAATGTCAATCGAGCCAAAGGTCGACTGTCTTTTCTGCATGAAATTGGTCGGGCCGAGTTCTTGCCAGCGTCCGCCGGACCGACCGTCCGCATTGCGCCGTTGGTGCCGATGAGCAGGTCCTGCCCTTCCACAATCCACGAGATGGCGTTGACCTCGCCCGCAAGGATGGTGAGCGTCAGCGCGTCGTCGTCCTGCATCGGGACGGTCTGGGCAAAGTTGTCGAGGATGCCCGCCTTGCTCAACCACAGCGTCTGCGGCTGGGTGTCGGACCGCGCCCAGACCAGCCGCTGCTGGTAGAACGTGACGCAGCCCGGATAACCGGTGATCTGCGACCACGCGCCCAGCCGCAGCCTGCGGTGGGTCCCGCGCCATCGGGGATATAGACCTGATTGCCCTTATCGTCGATGTGACCAACGACGTCGCCCTGCACCTGCGTTGTGCTGGTATAGGCGGTAATCCTGATGCCGTACCACTTGTTCGAGTATTTGACGCTGACCCAGCGTCCGACGTCGGAAGCGTGAAAGCCGGTGTTGCCGTTGATGCCAGTAATGCCGCTGGCCGTGACCGTGATGATGCCAGCCGTGGCGCTCGGGGCCATCGTGGTCGGCGTGGTGTTCTCCGGCAGGTACGGACCATCGAAGCCCGTGTACGGAATTAAGGAGAACAGGCTCCCCGTGAAGCGCGACAGCATCTGCTGCTGAAAATTGGGATGCGCGATGTAGAGCACGTCCGCGCTTTGCGCGAATTGCAGCTTCCAGATGTCGGCAATGCCATACGGCGTTGCCAGCTCGATTGCGGACAGACCGGCGAAAGCGCCGCTTCCGGCAGCGGTCATGTTGATCGCCGCCCCGCCGGGGGTTGCTGAAATCTGGAAGTGGTTGGCGTCGACAACCGTCTTGACGTAGTAGGTCGTGCCCAGCATCAGCGGCGCGGGCAGCACACCATTGGTCGAGAATTGAACCGGGTCGTTGACGGCCAGCCCATGCGCCGTCCAGTTCACGGTGTTGGTCGGAGTGATGCTGAAGGTGATGCCGACTTCGGTACTTTTGCTGAGTATCCCGCCGTTCGCGTAGAAGCGGACGTAGTGATCGCCAAACTCCAGAACGTAAGCCTGCAAGGTGGAGAAGACGAACCTCACCAGCCTGATCTTGTGGCCTAGCGTCTTGCTGAAGTTTATCCATTCGGTGCCGGGGCGGCGGCGCAGCCCGCCCTGCTTCATGACCAGCCAGTTCACGCACTCGGCCAGCCCCATCTTGTAGTGGTCGATGTCGACCCGCGAGAAAAGACGGGGAGACAGCTCGCCACGCGCAAAGACTGGCTGGAGTGGGTAAAGCGGTCCGGGCATGTCACCGGACCATTATGATTTCGTCGTCGTATGGCTCTTCCGGCAGACCTTCAAGGCTGTCGATGCGGGCAGCTTCAGCAAACGAGCTGGTCGCAATGTCCGTGAGCTGCTTGGCAAAGCTGGCCTTGCCGGTCATCCAGTAGGCAAAGTTGGCGGCAAGTATCTGGACCAGAAGGTCGATAAAGACCGGGGTGAACGCCGCCGGATTTGTCTGCCGAAAGATGTAACGCACCGGCAACGGTCCGGCCTTATTGCAGTAAATGTACACCCCCTCGACGATGTAGGGGATCGGCGGCGAGTTGCGCTTGCCGTCCGTGGTGAGCGGCAGGACGCGAAGGCAGTCTTCCGGCAGGTTGAAGCGGAACGACCACTCGAACTCTGGCTTGGCCGTATCGGCGGCAAGCATCCGGCGCGAGGTCGCAAAATTCCAAGTATGCCGCTGCAACAGCACGTCGCGCTGGAGCGGATAGTTACGGTTGAGCCAGCGGGCGACCGCCTTCTCGTCCGTGGTGGAGAGGACGGATTCCTCGGACAGCCGGTCGAGCACAGCGTTGAAAATCTGTGTCTCGGAAAAGCCAGACGGCATGTGCCCCCCTTACGGCAGCGGCGGTCTCGGCACCACGCCAAGGCGCTGCTTCCGGTGCTTGCGCGAATAGTAGAGCGCCCATTGCTGCGGTGTGGTCAGACCTGTCGGTGTCGGCGGTCCGTACGGAGGCGGCGTATGCGCCGTCTCCGCCTTCCTCGATGCGGCAACGATGACAGTCCTGTCTATCGTGCGCTGGTCGGTCATTGTCCGGTCTCTTCCTGCGGAACGGAGCGAAGCGGCTTTTGCTCTCGCACGTTGCCGCGAGCGCCGGTTCGTCCGAAGGCTATGTCGATGGCGCGGTGAGCTGCCCGCTGTGCGCCGCCCATCTGCTTCTCGACTTCCTTGTTGCCTTCCATGTAGTTGCGATTCGCTTCGAGCAGCGTGACTGTACCATCCGGTTCTTTCTTTGCCATGTTCGGCTCCTTGGCATTTCGGCATGATTGATGGACGATCCGGCGCTGCCGAAACGCCGGATCGTCCTACTCGCGAGTAACCCCGTCAGCCGTTGGTCTGCAGGCAGGCAATCGGTATCTGCTTGCGCTCGGCATACACACGCTGCCAGTTGGCCGTGGTCCGCAGCTCCGCATCGGTCGGAGACCGGCCAGCCATCGTATTCGACGTCCACTTGATGCCGTACGGGTGCATCACGAATTGACGCCGCGTCCACAGCTCTTCGACGCCGCCGCCATTGCCCTGCGCGGGATAGCGGAACGTCTCGACCGGCACGTCAGGCGGGACTTCCGCCCAGCCCAGCGCGTTCTTTCCGACCAGATAGGTGTGGTACATGATGCGGTTGGTGCCAGCGACCGCCGGACAGCCGTCGTCTTTTACGACCTGATAGCCCAGATAGCTCGGGAAGCGCACTTTGCCTTCGCTGTCCGGAATGAAGTCGATCAGGTTCTGCTTCGCCAGATTGGTGTAGACGACCGAGTGCATGATGATCGTATCGAGCACGTCGGAGGCGTCACCCATCGTCTGGGCCGCGTCGAGGATGGCGTTGGCCGAGACCTTTTCAGCCGCAGCCGGAGCGCCGGTCGCGTCGGTTCCGATTACGACCGTCATGTCGCCAGCATTGATCGCGATATTGTTGGCGATCACGCCGCGCAATACGGACACGAGATAGCGTTGAAACTCACGCGCCCACCACGATGAGACGCGCGAAGAGATGCGCTTCATCGGATCGTCGCCCGCAAGTTCGGAGACAAGGTCTGCGTCCGACCATGCCTTGTTGCGGTTGTTGCGGACGGCGATGTCCTGTGCCGCGACGATCTTGTCGGGCGCGGCGGTTACCGCCGGGTCATCGCTTGAGATGTTCGCCGTCGAGGTGTCAGAGAGGTCGTTCCAGAACGGCACGTTGACCGTCTGACCGCCGCCACTGAGGAAGCTCGACAGTTGGGCGTCTTGCCGCAGGATGCCCGACTGAAAGATGGCCGATTTGGTCATCGTTTCTTTGAGCATGTACGGGACGAACACAGCCGGAATGACTGCGTCGGATAGTCTGGTAACAGCCATGAGCGGACTCCATTTGGTGGTGGCCGCTCATGGCCTTTGGCTACTGGTCCCTACCAAACCTGTTCTTGAACAAGGCTTTCTCGGGGTCTTTACCTGCGGCTTGAATGAGCGACCGGGCTAGTTCCGGATTCTCGCGGGTGATGCGACCCTGCTCGGTGAGGTTTTCCTGACCGTCTTTCCACGGATTCGCGTTCGTGAAAGACCCCGGTCCACCGCCGCGCAGTCTGTCTTCCCGGTAAAGCCCCTCACCGACCGTCGCCAGCGCGAAAGCGAGTTTTGCGTCCGCAATCGAGCCGTTCTGGTCGATGAGACCTGCCGCCTTGAAAGTATCCGATAGACCCAGACCCCGAAGGCCCGCCTTGGCGTGGTCAAGATTGCTCTTGTAACCGTCGCTGTCGGTAGGACCCCACTTCGACAGGATTTCCTGATGGGCTGTGCCCACCTTACGCTTCATGCCCTCTTCCGAATCCTTGAGCTGTTTGTCGAACCGCTGAACGAATCGGTCGTGAACGTGCTGCGCCTGTCTGGGGGATAGGTCGGCCTCGTGCGCCCAGTTTTTATACTCGGTCGCAAAGGCATCGTCGTACGGGAAGTTCTCCTGAACACCTTGGGGCAATCTGAAAGCATAGTCCCCGGGTGTCTTGGGCTTCCCCAAGGCGGTATAGACCTTGTCGTAGTCTTCCCTCGGCGCATTTGCGTCGGGAATGACAATGGCCTTACCAAGACGACCTTCCAGCTCACGGTACGAATTGATTACGACGTCCGGTGAGTTGGACTTGTCCCATCCCTTTTTCGTAACGAGGTCGCGGTTCCCTGCATCTTGCAGACCGGACAGCCACGAAGAATCAGAAACGACTGGCGAGGCAGGCGTTCCTGATGGAGCACCGCTGGGTTGCCCGCTGGGTGCGGACCCGCTCGGTTCATTCGCCATCTTTATTCCTCCGGTTGATTGGACGCAAGACCAGTCACTCCAGCCGCTGTCTGACGCGCGGCAGTTTCCAACGAGAGCACTTCAACGTCAGACATTCGGAGGTACTGAAAAATGCGCCCATACGCAGCTCTCATGCCCTCGTTGAATACGATTGCATCACGGTCGCCGGTCTCCGGCGGTGTCACGCGATAGAAGCCAGTGAAATTTGCGAGGTCGACCAGAACGATACTCTGGTCTTCATTGTTTGCGGACCCGGTAAAGACGCGCTGGTACGCAATGGCAATTCGCGCCTCGGCCTGAAGACGCGACTGCGGACGCCTGTCGAGCAGGCGGATTAGCGACGAAAAATTCATGGCGGACTAGCCGCCGCTTGGGAATCCCGATGCTCCGGGGACCGGCGCTTTCCCGAATTGAGCAAGAAGTGCATTGGTGCTGTTCATCGCTTGATCCGTTGCCGTCGGATTGTTTGCCATACCGCCCTGTAGGCGCTGAAGCATGGCACTTATGGCGTCGGCAGCGCCCGGGCCTTGCTGTACGGTATCTGTAGCTGTGTTTGCTGTCTCTCCAACATTGCGCGTGGCAATCGAGGCGTCTTTCGCGATTTCCGCTCCCTGCTTGCCCATCGCCATCATCTTTATCATCTGCTCTTGCTGCGCCGACTGCTTCCGCGCAGCAACCATAACGCTCTCCGGCACAAGCACCTCGGCAGGCGCTCCGAAGATTTCACGCAGCAATCGCAGCATCTTGTCGAGGTCGAAATTGTCGAGAATGTTCGGCTTCACCTTCACCATCGGCAACGCAACATTGAGGAGCTGCGTGGTGCCGACGCCTTCGTTGGCCCGCCGCATCCGGTCGAGCGGTGATGTCATGCGGACGGAAAGCGCCATGCCCTGCAAGGACTGGGGCGGGAACAGTGGAGACGCCGGACGGAAGACGCCGCGCCGCGCCATGATGCCCAGCTCCCGGTCTGCCATCTGGGACAGGCCCGCCTGTATCTTGCCGCCTGCCGGACCCAGCAGCTCGCCCTTTTCGTTGGAGCGGATCATCGCCTCGGTCGCGGTCATCTCCGGGTTTTTGATGAGGGTCTGGAACAGGTTGATGTAGAGCGTTTCCTTCACCTGCGCCCGCCGGATCTCCATGACCTTCTCGGCAAAGTCGGGAGATTGCGCCGTGATGAGCGGCTTCACGCGCAAGGACCCGTCCGGCCCGACCGCGCCCGGATTGACCGCGCGGGGGTTAAGGTTAGGCCGGTTCATGACGCCATCGTTGGGCATCCCCAGCGGCGGGTCGGTCCACTGGCCGAAGGCTCGCAACTCGCCCTTGCCCATGAGCTGGAGCGACTTGATTTCGGACAGCGCCAGCATGACCGGGCTTTCCGCGTACGGGCCGTTGTCCTGCTGGAGCCAGTGGTAGATCGCGAACGGAAATTCGTGGAAGCCGCCGTCTTCGAGAAGGTGCTTGGTGTCGACCTCGCAATAGTACGAGGCGATCTTGCTTCCCTTCATGGTGCCTTCGAGATTTGGAGACCCCATTTCCATGCGCGGGCACACCGCATGTATTACCGGGACGACAGTGTCGAACTCCTGATTGTCCCAAGCAGTCTGGACGCGGCTCGATACTTTCGCGTAGGTGAACTTTTGTACGAGTTGCTTGACCGTGAAGTTGCGAACTCTGTAGTTGGTGTCGACGTTGCCATAGTCGTTGGTCGCCAATAGGTTCTCGTTCAGCGGACAATACTGGTAACGAAAAGGTGTAGATGCGGTGTCGCCAGCTCGCGGTCGACCATCATCCTGCTCGACGTAGAGAACGCCGGTCCCGAAGGCCACACACGAGCGCATCGCCTTCTGATGGCTGGGGATGAAGCCCGCGCGTGGGTCGTAGCGCAGCGCAAACTGGAAATTCCGCAGGCGCTCCAGATAGATGTTTTCTTCATCCGTTGTCTTGTCGTGGAGCACGTCGGCAACGGTCAAGCCGTGCCACTTTTCCGACTGCGGGGTGACCAGCGATTCCATTCCGGATGCCAGCCGGTCGCAGCTCATCATTCCGGTGTTGTCGTAGATCGACTTGACGCGGCTGGTCGAGTTTGGCCCGCCTTGCCCGAGAGTATTGCCACGCCTGCCCTGCCCGGAGCCTTGGGTCGCGCCGTACATCATGTAGGTAAAAGACGTCTCCGCCGATTCGGTCGGCAGCACCAGCTTGGCAATGTCGATCCAGACGTTGACCCAGTTGATGCGGTCGGACGCCATCGCGTCAGCGCGGTCGATGATGTCGCCTGCAAGACCCACGTCTACCCTCCGAATCGCCGGTAAGCTTCTATCTCATAAGGGTTTTTTCGGTAGCCGACGAGAAGCAGAAACCAGAAATACTTGACGTGCCACCGGATCGTGCCCTCGCGCTCCATCTGCTCATAGTGGACGCGCTCGTGCTCGCGCAACATGGTCATGACGCCCCTGCGGATGAAGACGTCGCGCCGCACATGCACACAACGCCACGGCATGGGGATAGCCCAAAGATCGTAGCGCGTCAGGAACCATTGCCAGAGCCAGTTGGCGGGTCGAAACCACGGCTCCCGTCGAAGCTTTGCGGGCGGTCCCATTACTTCACGCGGTACGACGCAGTATCGCCGCCCTTGGTTGCGCCAAGAATGACGTCGCCTTTGGTGGAGGTCTCTTCGGGCGCGATCACCACCGTCCCGCCGCCCGGGTCAGGCAGGCCGTTGGCCAGATACGATGCCCGCCGGATTTCCTTGTCGCGCTGAAGCTTGTCATAGGCGACCTGCTCCGGTGAGGGCGGAGTAGGTGGATAAGCCTGCTGTCTTTGTCCCCCGAAGCACATGACTTACCCTGTGACGTTGGAGCCTTTGGTCTGGCCCAGCACGACGTCTTTCGGCTCTTGCAGAAGCTGGGTCTCGCCGCCGGTCAGCATACCGCGCCGGATTTCCTGAAACCGCTGAAACGAATCGGACCCGGGCGGGACCGGCGTATTCTGCGGTGGAGGTGGAGCTGGCTGTGGGTATGGTTGCGAATTGCCGCCGCCGCCAAAGCACATGATGTCACCTCGTTGAACCAAGAACGCTGCCAAGCGACCCGGAGGAGCCTCCTCCGGCCCCGCCGGTCTGGCCAAGCTTTGTGTCGGCAAACCGCTGCGACGTATCGGCCCCCGGCTTAACCGGGGTTGCATTGGTCCGGTACGGATTGTCTTTATGAGCGACAAGTTCCGGGGTCGACGACCAATAAGCGCGGTTTTCTGCATCGCTGTATGGCGTGGGATTAAAAACGCCGTGGCTTGGCATGACGCACATGAATTACCTATGCGGTGCTTGAGCCGAGAACCGTTCCCCTGCCTGTCCGCGAATAATCGGACGCACCGAGACCACCGGTCAGGATGGTTGCGCCGAGACCTTGGGCCGCAAGCGCCTTCGTGCGCTCGTCACGGGCGCGGGATATGGCTTCCGCGTTTTCCGTCGAGGGTGGAGCCGGAGGTGGAGGAGGAGGAGGTGGGGGCGAGCCGCCACCCATGCAGTAACAAACGAACCTGTCGATATATTCGCGGGATTTAATCATGGATCGACCCTGTGCTCTTTGCGATGACAGACTCGACACATCCATACCACATCGAGTGGTCTCGTGTAGTCGGCATGATGGGTCTCGGTCTTTTTCTTACCGCACCTCACGCACGGCCCCGGAATCAGCTTTCCAGTTTCTTTAGCATACTTGACCCGCCATTTTGCCTGTCGCTTCTCAGGATTGCGTTTGTACCAATCATCGTTATACCGGGGATTGTCTTTGCGCCACTGGCGCAGCCTCTCACGCTGGGCTTCCTTGTTTCTCTGATACCATTCCCTGTGCCACTGGCGATATTTTGCTTTTTGCTCTTCCGTGTACCCGGCCCACCTGCTTGCGCGTTGTGATGACCTGTCCATGCTTGCCAAACCCCTTAAATTCAGACCGCAGCCAGCGGTATTGAACAAACGTCACCTTGTCTTTACCCCACTCCGGCAGCTCGCACTCTTTCACAAAACCCAGCCACTCCAGCCAGCGATGCGAGGCGTGATGGTCGATATGCGACCGCGCCTCAATGCGGGTTGCGCCCATCGTATCGAGACGGTCGACCAAAGACGGCTTGCCGGGAGAGCCTTTTGCCCAGCGGCACAGCTCCGGCATGACAATGTCGATCTTGTGCGACCCCCACGCCCACGCCGAAAACAGGTGCGGCATCAGTGCGCTCTGCGGGGTGAAGCCGAAGGAGAACTCGGGGTTGCCGTCGACCCAGCCGGTCCATGCAACGCCGCCGTAAATTTCCAGCATTTCCCAAGTGACGTAGCCGCACTCGGTCATGTTGCGCGGACCGGCGGCGGCGATTTCCAGCTTGTCTATCTCGCGGGCGATTGAGGCCGTGTAGCAAAGGTCACGTCTCGTCGCCCACTTTATCTCCACCGTCGTCATCCGGCTTTTTCTCCGCTTCCTTGATGATCGTCTCGGGATCGCGAATCGTTATCACGCGCGGGGTTTCGCGCTTGGCCTTGCAGGCGATGTAGAACAGGACGGTCCGCAGCTCCTGCTTCTTGATGAGCACTTCCGGCTCACCGTGCGCGTGGAAACCGTTCACATGCAGCAACGTGAAGAAATGCCGCGCCGCCGCCTGACCTGCGGATTTTATGTGGTCCGGCCCGATAGTGAAGCCGTTCACGACGAACAGCATCTCGGCGGAGAAGACGCCGTTGTGATAGATTACGCTGCCGATATGAAGCTGGCCTGCGGACGGCTTTTTAGGCGGCATCGGGCGGCTGCACGACGGTCGCCTCGCCGGAGGCGGGCGGCTCCTCAATACGGGTCGCCGCCATCTTTTTGAAGTCGATGACGAACGGCGGCTGATTGAAGTGCGCTACGGTCACCTTGTTCTTGTCACCCTCAAAGGACGCCACGCTGGCACCCAGCATGTCGATCACGCGGAACAGCAGCTCGCGTTCCTTGCCGGGTTTTTTCGGCCTTGCCTTTGCTTTGGCCACGCGCTTCGCCTTCATCTTTTTCCTAGTCTTCGGCATTTTCAACTCTCCCTGTGCTCAGATCGACCACAATGTCCGGCACTTGCGGTCCTTCGATTACCACAACGTCCCGCTCGTAGATCGTGTACCTCAAGTTGAGGCGCATGAGCGTACGGTAGAACGCGGCGCGGATGGCGCGATTTTGTTGTTCGAGGTTTACCATTTGAGCAGGATGACGGCGTACATGGCGACGCACAGCGCCGCCATGAACGTCGCGTAGCCGGTGACGATCAATGCTTCTTTCATGAGTGGAGCTTGCCATCGCCAACTCCATCTGCTGCCGCGAGCTGGTCTTCGGCGGAGTTGAGATAGCCGACGACGCCGGAAAAAAGATTGTCCATCACGTTGCGGAGCAGCATCAGGCGCATGTCCTGACATCGCTCGGTCCCCATACTCTCGGGGATCGGCACGATGGTCATGAGAGAAGCACCCAGCATGTTGACCAGCGGCAGCGTCATCATCCGCAAGAAATCCTCCAGCGGGGTGTCGATGTCGTTGCGCGTCCTGTCCTTGGCTTGCCGCACGAAGATCGTGCGCTCGCGGTCGAGGAAGCGCAGGAATACCGGCATCAGCTCAATCAGCATGGCGGCGCTCCGCGCATCGAGCGAACCCTCTTCGGCTCGCTCAATCTCGAAGCGCAGGCTCGACACCATCCTTTTGATGGAGCTTTCCCGCTCTTCCGGCGTGTCGAACGAGATGATCGGATTGTTCATTCGACTTCCCTTTATTGCGGCCCGGATTGCGGATGCTCTGGCCCGTAAAGTTTTCTGCACTCGTCCTTGACCTTGTCCCTGACGTACTGACGGAAACGGAACAGCAGCAGGTCCGCGATCTGGTAGTCGTCCATGCCGCCCGCGCGGCACTCCTGCATGAACGCCACAACCGCGCCAACCGCCATCGGGTAGGGCGCGTTCGCCAGCTCCTCGCGCACCTTGGGCGGCAACTGGTCAAAGAGCGCGAAATGCCCGTCTTCGAGCACCACGCGCTCTGCGACAATGTTTCCTGTCCGGTTACGACTCATGCCCTCAGTATTGCGACAAGCCCCAGCGGTTGTCTAGGTCAACCTTGACAGATGCTGTGGATACCCGCGCCGGACGTCGTCTGGCTGACATAGTGGTGCCGCAAGCCGCCGCCGTCTCGCCAACTTGGGCGTGGCCGTAGTCGGAGTGGCACCAACGTCCACCTTCAAAAAGACCATGCCGCGCTGCAATCTGTGCGAGGGCGGACGGTGCAGGCAAGTGGCACCTGCTGTCGACCCTGCCTCGCGCGGTCTGGCAGACGTCCAATGCCTTGCCGCACGGGTGCAGGGAGGCAGCGTGACAGCTCCCGCGCCGGATGCCGCCCATGAAGCGGACGGTAGCTCCGCCAGATTCGAGGTCATCTATGTAGTCTTGAAAAGCCGCTGCGTATTGCGGGGAGACCCTAGCTGAAGCCCCGGTCTTCTTGGATACGACGACGCCCGCTGCGAGCGAGCCGTTGGCATCAACGACAGCCCGTGAGCGGGCGTCGGAGGCGGCTGCAGCAAAGAGGACGACCGGGATGGCAAGGATGACTGTGCGTAGCATGACATTCCCCCTGTTGTGGTGAGGGGGTGAGCCTGCCCTGATTCTCCCGCCAAGACTGTATCGTCAAGGCAACACTTGGCGCAGACCGTTCTGCTTGCGCAGGTTTTTGATTTCCTTGGCTGCCCGCAGGCGGCGGATTTCGGCAACCGGCTTTTTGTGCTTTCGCGCCAGATACTTCGTGCCGAGATTGGTGAACGCCAGATCATACAAGAGCTGGCCCTGCGGGGTTTTGCCGTAGGTGACCGTCATCGTCCGATCAGCTTGGGGATGAGCTGGGAGACGGTCTTTTGCTGCGAGTGCGAAGAATACTGGCACAGCTTGGCGATGCCCTCGTGGAATCTCACCGCGTCCTCGTGGGTCTCGAAGCTTGCCGTCATGGTGACCTTGTTGTCGCCCTTCTCGCCCGTGTAGATCGACAGGTTCAATTCCTTCATTTGACCACCTTCGCTTCCTTGGGAGCTGGCAACAGCGACTGCTCGCGCAGCCTATCAACAAGCGGCCTGCCGTCGGCAGTAAGCATGTACGGCATGAAGACGGCGTCGAACTGGAGCACTCCGCACTCGACCGCCGTCACCTGACCCTTGATCCAGTCGCGCAAAATCGAATTGACCGCGATCTGGCCCTGCCGGAGCGCGTCGTCTTCGTAGTCTTTCCGGCTGCGCCTGCGGTGCGCGTTGAACGGTTTCTCGCGCAGGTACATCGCCGCCCAGCCCGACGCACTCGCCCGGAGCTGCACGGGTCGACCCCGGTGCGTGAACGCCAGAATGACCTCGTGCGTTGCAAAGTCGTCCATGAAGCCGACGCTCTCGCAGCCGAAGCGGCGGAGAATCTTCATGATTTCGTCTCTGGCTTTTTCGCCGCTGGTCGCGGTCTCGTACGGGACGGTCATGCTTCGCCCTTCATCTTGCGAAGGGCTGCGGCGATGGCGGCTATATCACCGGCATTTTGCGGGTTTGAAAATCCTTCCACCGTCTGAGCGCAGCGTTCGATGGTGGCGGCTTCTATTTCCTTGCACTCTTTTTCCGCGCTCTGCCACATAGCTTCTGTCAAGTTCAGCAGCTTGCGGGATGCTGGCGTTTTGTCTGGCTCCCCAACCTGCGCGGCGGCGGTGAGGGCGGCTTCTGCAATCTCATGCGGGTACAGGGTGGACGGCCCCCAACATGCGCTTTCGCCATCTGCAAACGTATGCCCACTAGCAGCAAGATGCCTTGCTATTGCCTCTCGCGCCGCCTCGATCTGTGCTTGTGTCGTCATGATCGCTCTTCGGGGAAGGGGCCGGGAGCAGAGGGAGAGCCGGGGTAGATGACGTTGGGGTCAAGCGTCTGCGTCGTGACCGGGTCGTAGGTCGCAACAAAAATATCGGGCTTCACAGGGTAGACCTCGCCCGCAACGCCCTTGATGACCCAGTCGCCGGGGAGCGCAAGCATCTCGCCTTCCAGCGTCTTTATCAGCAGCGATCCGTCTCTTGGGTTGCGAATCCCGGTCGCCTCAAGCACCCACTCTGGCGGCGGCGACATGGGGTCGTTGCGCCACGCCTCAATCACCACCGGCTTTTTGCGAAACTTCATGGTCTTTTCTCCAGTTGCACATCGCGTCCTTGTCCGGCCAGACGCCGCCGTAGTGGTCAAGAATTATCCGCTCGTTCACCGGGACAAGCTTGTCCATCGCCTCAAGCCAGTCGGTCCGTATCTGCTCGCGAATTTCAGGGTGATGACCGGCCAGCCACTTCGCAACCACATCGGCCCTGCCTCCCCCATGTATTTACCCCATACTTCCACCCAACCCCTGAAACACCCTTCCTTTCCCTCCATCTATTCGCCCATCCGCTCCAATCCTCCTTGTGATACTCAATCCCCCCCGGCTCCCACCCTTCTCACCGCCTATTCTTCCCGTTCATTCGGCAAGGCGCGGTGCCCGTAACCCCGCCGCCTCCAAAAACTTCCCGGGCACTACGCCGCCCCGCCTTCCCCCCACGAAGCCGCAAACCCCACCCTCCCCATACCCCTTCCATGCTGTGCGCCTCAACTCCCACCCCACCCCACATCGCAACACTTTGTCACCGAATACGGTTGTTCTCTCCGCACACGCCACCCGCCGTGTGGGGTTGGTGGGATGTGGTCGTGTTATGTGTATTAGGCGTGACGAATGGTAGTTGCGGGTTATGGGGGAGTGTTACGGCTGGTGCAGCCCGTTGTGGAGGGAAGGGGTGTGTCGTCCTTCCAGTTCGGGTTGCCGGTTCGAGGTCTGCGGG